TTCTGAACTTTTTGTGCCAGATCAATAAGAGCCTCTCGATCAAATCGAGCGACGAACTCTGACAATGCCCTGATTGCAGTCTCTTTATCTACCTGTTTTCTTAAAGCACGGACAGCATCGATGATGACTTGCTTGTCATTCTTCCCAATAGAAGCTATTCCACCCTCTTCATAACCCTTGATATTCGTACTTACTGGTCTGGAGGTTAGACCTCTGGGGGTTCTTGTGTATGGTTGTACATTCAGGGTTTTGTTTCGGGAGCGTAAACGAAGCTCCTCTTCTTCTTCTGGATTCATTGACGCCGCGCCTAAAGCACCGCCCGCTGTTTTGATAAAAGGAGCAAATTGTGCCAACGGACCACTTCCAGCGAAATTAGCGTACATTCCGCCTGTTGCCGCCGCACCAATCCCAGTCATGATTCCTCTACCGAGATCACCTGTTTCGATAAATGAACCAAGTCCAGAGCCTAACGCTATCGGGAGTAATGCTCCCCCACCTATAGCTCCACCAGCCAACGCACCTATTAATGGAAGCATCGCTGTCTCCTTATTATGCTTTTTCGCCCAATGCTCGCATGCGCTTCACTAAACGATCTGCGCGATTGGTCACTTGTTTATACCACAAACTGTCAACCATTTCGTCTGCGGCCCTCTGCCAGTCTCTGGCATCCACGCCTGCCTTCATACCGCGAAACTTGCCCATTCTGGTTGCTCCGAGATTGAACATCATATTCGCAATAATGAGCTGTACTTCATTAGGCAACATATCAAAGTCTGGATACAGTCGCAGACAATCGTTATAGGTTATTTGAATGTCGTCCTCAAACGCCTCTGCAACTCTTTCGTCAGTAATGTTTTGACCCACTTCGCATCCGTATTCTGGATCGGTGTCCTTGATCAAATGCCCTATACCAAATGTCGGGTATCCAAGGTGATCTAAGTACACCTCTTTGATACATCCCTCGTCGCTTTCTAAGTCTAATCTCAATCGCTCTAAGTCAATCATCTTTCTTTTTCCTAGAAGTGAAGGACTCTATCGCTCCTCCACCAAAATAAAACCCTAAAATCAATAACATAGCGTAATTTATTTGAAACTGCTCCATCACTTGAGAAACAGCCGATGGATCACCCTTTCCTGTCAAGGTCATTGCAAGGACAATAATAAAACAAGAAACATACGTCAGACCGAACATCAATGCGAGGTAGCGCTGGGCTACTTTAAACGGGGCATAGCTTTGCATGATCGCAACCTTTTGAGCGGTAGCGGCTTTGATCTGTTCTTCGTCAGAGGTATGCATGTCATCAATCAAGTCCATGCCTTTCTTGATGACCGTCTCACTGCCCAGTATTTTTCCTAACGCACCTAGAATCATAATCACCTCAATATTTTAGTATTCTTTGGGTTGACCCACTCCGGTATGCAATACGCCTGTACTTTGCGCTTGGTCCAATAATTGTATCGTGTACGGCTCACTCGATCTGCGAAATAGTTGCACCGATTGACTGAATAGAAATATGCCTTCTTATCAGGTATCACAGTGCCTTCAGCCGTCATAATGATTAAAGCAAACACATAGATCATTTTTTATTTAGCCAAGCCGTTGTGCCCATGTATGCGCCAACAATACCCGCGCCGGATATGTAAAAAAGATTGCTGATATCCGAAAGGGCTTGCACTCGCTCAATCGGCACAAAAAACATGGCAAATGTAAATGCACCCATAGCAATCAACGTAAATCTTGCCATACGCAATTGTGCTAAGTTTTTTCGTAACGCTGTCTCAGTTTCTTTGATGGATGTTACGCGAGACATCTCCTCGTCAGTGATAACACCATCACCGTCTTTGTCATACTCAGCATAAATTGATTCTTTTTGTAACTTCTTCTGCGTCATGCTGGCCTCATAGTAGAGACCCAATATATAAAGCCACCGATTGCAACCAATCCCAACAAACACATAAATACAACGACCAAATACTTAACGATGTCAGCGTTTCTTTTTTGCTTCGCAATCTTGGCTTTTGCTTTCGCCTCAAACGCCTCATCACGGTTGCGCTTGGCCTCTGCTTGGAACCTCAAAAAATCTTGGTATAGATTCGCTCGCCCTTGATAGATGAGCATATTTTTTAACTCTTCTTCTTGTTGTCTTAGTTTTTCGAGGTGGAGGAAGTTCTCAAGATCAGAGCCAGTAGATTGCTTGCTCCCTGACCTTTTTTGTATTTCGGCTTTGGCATCAAAATATTGACCAAGTTGGGCGGCACAATCGGTAATGTCTTTGCCATTCTTCAGCAATTCTTTCACCGCACCAATCGCGGTGTTTGCGGTGGTAACTACTGCGATGGCCTCGAAAATCATTACTTATTCATCCAGAGCGTTTGTGTGATCATAGTGACAACTCCCCCTAATATTCCAGACGCAGATATTAAAAACGCTATCGTCTTCCATCCACCTTTAGATTGTTGCACCTGATCTCTCATCCATCGGATGTCTGTCTTTATTTCAGACATCTCTCTTTCAAGGACTTCGAGTCTTGTCGATAACTCACCTAACTCTCTATCTATCTCTGCCATTAGCTTATACTCACCGCGACTGACCCTTGTGTTGTTGTCAATGACTGCCCTGCTACAGAAGATGTTCTCAATTCGGACACCTTGACAACTCCCTCGTGATTATAAAGAGTGCCAGACTCTAATCCTACATCATTTCTAGGGAGGCTTGTAATCGTCACGGCGCTGAACCTGCCATCTCCGGGGTTCTGCATCTGTTGGAGGAAGATAGAAAACGATCTTACAACTTCAGACAAATACTGTTGATCATAATTGGCAGGAGGGAGTGGAAAATTTGGCTTGATAAGTTTACGCGACACAGTCCATTCCCCTCTTACATATTGTAATCTAAAGTGATTTCATCACCCTCTTCTATTTCATGAAGAGTCACTAGGTTGTACACCCTGTAGTCATCCCAATCTTGGGACAACACTAAATAACAATTTGGTTCCTCTGAATGGTTGATGAAGCCACCCAGTGGGGTTCGAATATATCCAGCTATCATTGGCACTTTGATATGTGTACTACCCAAATCAAACGCCTCTTCCATGTTTGTTGTGGCAAATATTCCTAAACCTTCTATATCACTTTCACCAATTGTCACTTCATCCGGTAAAGGTTTGTAGTAAAACCTATCGTATCTAAGCCTTGCCACTATCTTCTTCCGTCTTTGCGAATATCGATGCGCGGGCTACCGAGCCTCCACTTAACCCCGACAGATGATGACTCAGCCCTCAGAGCAAGCGAACGCCCCCGCAATCTTATGTGTGCCTGATTGGTAAACTGCTCCACAGGCACTGTTGCGGAGCGTGTGACAGCGGATGTTTGCGTTGACTGATAGTCTGCTCCGGGAAAATTCCTAGCTTTGAGAACAAGATTCATGGTTGGAGAGTCTGCTGTAGATTGTTCGAACGAAACATCGGGCAAGATTCTTCTTACAAAAGAAAAGTTGTCTCCGTCTTCTATGTCGAACTGACTACTCTCAACATGGGCGCTAATTCCTGTAGCTGGGGAGGTCGATCCATCATCAAATCCAGATTCATGCAGGAACAAAAATCCCCCAGATGATGCTACGGGTGTGTCGTTAATACCTCTGTCCATCCATGCAGTTCTCGCTAGTGACCCGAAATACCAAATGTTCTGCTGATAATTATAAATAACATATTTATCATTAAGAGCCGCTGACTTTGATGGATAAAACCACCAGACCTCATTGAAGGATGAGTTTGCTCCACTGACTACCTGATCCGCTTGATCAGGATTGAAATCAGAAAACACAAACTCTTTAACAGAACAGGGGATTTTTTTGACTCGTCCATCGAACACATAAAAATCATTCTTACCCATCCAGTAAACGACATCGTCTATCGATATCGCTGAATTCATTCCCATGATTGTTGTATTGTCAGACACCTGATCAATACCAAAGGTGAATGGCGGTCCAAGGAATTGCATTGAATGCAGTGATGACTCCGTGAATACTAAGATCTGTTGTCTCGTCTCAACCGCAGTTATAATGCTTGACCCCGAGCCTACTCTCAGGTCACCTGCGGTATTTTCCGGGGTTGGTAAAAACTCAGTGACACTTTCTTGACTAGAAAACCTAATTAGCAATGGATCTTGTGTACCTATAGCTGTGGTTGGATCACACCCAAATACAATAACGTGTCTGTCTTGGTCAGACACTATGACCTTTCTTGCTATTGTCGGCACTCCAGAATCGGCTCCCGACACATCCTTCAACTCAACACATCTAGAAAAATTTCCGGTTGCCGAACTCGTGCTTTTATCCCAAAAAAATATTTGACCGTCTGCTACGTTCAGTAATAAGTCTTCTCCAAAATTATCTTGTTGCCATATTCTCAACCTATCAGTTGTGGCTGTTGTGCTTGTCCCTGAATTCCATGTTTCTCTGCCCCATGTTCCTGCGCCCCAGCCATTGCCTCCCACTACGGTGTCCAGACCCGCATTGATCTGATAGGCAACAACAACTGAGCTTCCTCCATTGCCTGTGTCGGAGGAGTTTGCGTTAACCTCTGTTACGGACAACTCACCATTGACAGTCACAGAGCTAATTGGTGTCGATTCTGTTCTAGCTTTTATCGTAAAGGTGTTTGAACCAGTGACCTCTTCGACTCGATACTCTTGGTTTAGAACATTTGCTGTGATGTTCCCACCCAATGAAGCCGCTCCAGAGAATGTCACAAAAGCACCCGCTATTGCCCCGTGATCTGCCTCAGTGACAGTAATAGTCGATGACCCATTGGTTGCGGAAAATGTTGCATCACCAGAGCCAGTTGTAAGTCGCAACGGAGTAATGTCGTTATAACCTCCACCCTCCTCGATGTAGTACTTAATTGGAGTTCCTACAGAGATGTACTGAGAGCTATCGAGTGCTACCCAGTTATGCAACGATCTTGGATTCCCAAGGAAAGATGAAGGACTCTTTTTTATCCAGCCGCCAATCTTTTCAACATATCCAGCCCTAAATCTTATTTTGTCACAGTCGAACCAGCCTCCCTCATTAGAGTAGGAAGTTGACTCCCTGTTGATGCCTGCCTGAAAAGAGAGCTTAGATAACGGCATTACATAATCCTCGAGAAGTTCACTTGAACTTTAGATTTCATCAGGCCAATTGTGTATCGGTGCATTACCTGTCGGATTGCCATTGCTGTCCTC